CATTGATGCCTAATGCAGTAGCAATATGACTTTTCCCTACACCTGGTGGTCCGATAAGAATAACATTCTGCGTATGATACATAAAATCTAGTGTTTCTAGGCTTTTCAATTTTTGAGTATATCTATGATCATGGAAAGTGTAATCATAGTTTTCAAATGTTTGGTATCTTTCAAAGCCTGCATTTTCTATATTTCTATTTACTAATCTTGTCTTTTTTCCTAGTTCTTCTAATCGAATGAGATTGAGTAAAAACTCTTTATAACTAAGATTGTTTTTAATGGCTTTTTGAATCTCTTCTTCATAATTTGCTCGTATGTCTATTAATTTAAAACTTCTTAACATTTCTTGTATGTAAGCATCTGTATCATTAAATTTATGGGAAGATTTCATAGGCTGTTCCTCCGTCATCATAATAATCTAATGATCTAATCAATGTACTTTCTGAGGTCGTTAATTGCTTTGATTCTAAGATGATTTCAAGGTACTTATCTTTTAAAACACTTTTAATCTCTTCAATACGATATAGCTCCTGAGTTATACAGTAATCCAGGACCTTTTCCATATGTTCTAAAGGATATAATTCCAATAGACTAAGAATTCTTCTAGCATGATAAGTCGGTTGCTCAAGTTTCTTTGCAGCAGCTACTAAATACTGTTCTCCATTACTGAAAGTAGATATCATAAGCCTTTTAATTTCAGGAATAGATTTGCTTACTTTAGTTTTAATAACATCATAATGTTCTTCAAGTTTATTAACTAAAGAATCATCAACGGTTAAATCATAAGTTGCAATAACAGACTTAGCGCTATTAAAGATTTCTATTAAATAACCATAAGATACTTTATAACTTACTGTTTGCTCTACAAAACTTACAGGAACACTATATTTTTTACCCTTTATCATTACTAGACTATCTAAGCTAACTTTTCGAAATTCAAGTTTTTCATTATAATATCTATTTCTCGGAAGAGGAAGAAGGGATGACTTTTCTTCTTGATAAGCTTCTTTTGGAATACGTTTAGTTGTAGTGTGCAACTTATTATTCCAGTTCTCAATAAACTTATCCAATCTCTGATTAAGATCTGTCATACTTTCAAAAGTATTTCCTTTTATAAAGTGCTCCTCAAGATAATTAAAAGGACGTTCTACCTTACCTTTTGTTCTTGCTCTATAGGGTTGGCAAGCATTAAGTTCTACTCCTAAATGGGCTGCTAGAATTAATGATTCTCTGGTATACTTAGGTTCTTTACCTTCTAAGTGCTCTATAATAAGTGCTTTAGGGTTATCAACCATGAGTTCAATAGTTACTCCATCTAACTTGAAATATAAATCTTCGATTGCCTTATGAACAGCATCTGCATCCATTCTCAAAGAACATACCATAGCTTTATATCTGCTATATGAAAGTACCATTGCAAAACAATAGACTGTTACATAAGTTCCATTTACCAGTAGTTTATAATGGGCCCAGTCGAACTGAGCTTGATCTCCAGGGGGTGTTTCAAACCTAACGGTTGCTTTGGTGGAAATTTTTCTTTTTTGCTGCTGAAGAGTTGAGAGATATCTATAAACAGGTCCAATGCTGCCATCATATCCTATTTTCAATAACTCTTCATAAATTCTAGTACCTATAAAATTATAACTAGGATCTAGGTACCAAATTTTAATCTGTTCTTTATAGGCCTCCACCTTTGAAGGATAGATTTTTCTTTGATAAGTAGGCCTAGTAGGGGATCTAAGAAGTTTCTTTACCGTATTCTTAGACATTTTTAGTTCTCTAGCAATTCCACGGATACTCATTCCTTTTTTATGGAGTTGCCTAACTGTAATCCATTCATCCACGTCTTTCACCACTTTTGTCTCCTTTACGTTATGATTAGTCACGTAAAGGGTATAGGATTTTTAAACATGGGTCAAATTTAAATGTGAATGATGGGTCAGATTTAATTATAAATCAACATCCTGTGCCTCCTGAAGTTGCTTGTGTACTTGATGTAAGTTCACCACTTGATACGATATGAGCACTTCTTTTATAGGACTCTGTTAGAAGGTCAGATACTAAAAGATCATCTTGATCTAGTAATAGTTCACCTGTTTTAATTTGTAATGGTTGCACCTTTACTACCTTTCCAATACAGACTGCTGGTGTATTATATCTCTGTCCTTGTTCTTGCATAATGTTTAATAATCCTGTATATGGGTTGTTTATTGTTATCACTCCTCTCATAAAAAATACTCCTAGTATGATTTTACTAAGAGTAACTATTACTTTTCCATTGCTAAATCTTATATTCTAAATTATTTTACTTATCTAACCACATTCTTTCCCATAATACCCATGAATAGTAAAACAATCAAACATATAGGGTAAATGATATACCATCCTAGTTTTTGCATGAATATGTAGAAGTCACTAGGTTCAGGATCTCTTACAGACATAAAGTTATGTAACTTAAAGAATAATAAAGGAAATTTAATATCTATTAATAGTATTACTAGAACTATAAAGAACATTATCACAGGATATATTTCTCCTCGTTTTTCTACACCATAACCTACTGCAAATTTTACTGTGGAAGATACCGATGGTATATAGTCATCTGGATAGTACTCATTATTAACAATATATCTTACTATATTATCTGTATATGGCTCTTTATTTTTGTTATAAAGAAAAACTGGGCTGCTATAATTATAAAACCCATTATAAATTTCTTTATTATCCTGCAAAATCCTTACTCTTCCCTGATCCTCATTTTCTTTTTCAATAAATACAGAGTATCTGAAGTATAAGTTGTTTGGGAGAGTATACTCAACAATAACTTCTCCGGTCTTTTCATTTGCATTTTTCACATTTACTAACACGGTTTCACCAAGATAGTTTCCTTCATACTTTGTACTTTCTACTAAGTTAATTTGCAGCAACTCTCCACCATTAAAGTATTTAATATTTTGATTAAATATCTTAATATACCAACTAGAAAAAACTCCTATAACAGTAGTAATTAAAACTAACACACCAATCTTACCAACTTTATTTTTCCACAATATCTTTATTAATTTAAGCATACATGGCCCCTTTTAACTATTTTTACTAAGAATATTATTATGAGCAGTGCTATTATATTAGTCTTTGATATTCTATGTATACACTTTCCTCCTATAAATCGTGTATTTTATTCTAGCAGCTTTTCTAATTTCTTTTCTATAATACTCGTAGCAACTTTACCTAAAATTTCTATTGTTCCCGGCACTCCACCTTCTAACACTACTTTTTTAGTCTTTTCCCATGTTGATTTTTCTCTAATCTTGTTGAGATATTCGTTGCCCCTGAAGGTTAATGGGCCAACTCCAAATTCTTGTAATCCATCATCATAATAATTTCCTGCATAATCAGATACAAAGCCAGCTTCATATAGTAATTTGCAATGATATGCTATGGTTTTCATGTCATAATCCATTTTCATTTGTAATCCTCCCATAGAACCGAAATTTGTTATACATAAGTATATATATGTTTTTATATTTTTATCATGTCTAATCCTACGTTTGCTTCATACTGACCATTATTCCACTTATGACTATCACTTGTAATAAAAATACCCCTAGTAAATTTCTACTAAGAGCATCATTTATTATTTGATTTATGAAATAACTAACTTCATAACTTTTCTATCAATTACAGATTTTATTCAACTTCTTTAACTAGGCTTTCTTACCATTCTCTACCACTATATTATTATCTAAACATACTATTCCTATATCTACACTTTCAACTCCACCTGTTGATGAAGTCACATCAATTAGTAAATCATTTTTATTCCTATTATCTGGAGTACTTCGTATAACATTTACAAACTTCAAAACAACCTGCTTCCCATTGTCTTGTATATGTTTATAAAACTTATTTATATAATATATTAAAAAATAAATAAGTACTATGTTTAGAAGAAAATAGCCCCAATGTATCTCCATAGAATCTAATGGTTCTATCCCCTGTGATATATCATATGTTGTTATAAATTCAAATGGAAATCCCATTCCTACTTCAACTAGACGAATATACCTAATTGGTGAAAAATACGCTATTAATAGTGTACTCCATGCAGCTAAATTGAGTATCTTAAAATCTATTTTTCTTAATATGTACTTCACCCCAAACCCCTCCTTGACTTTTCAGTTTCAACTAATAGAATAACTATTTCAAAATCTGAATTCACCTTATTTATATACTATTATAACTAATTTTTTACATCTGTTCAACTTTTATACTCATATTAGTTTTATATTGCCCACCACTCCAACTGTGACTATCACCCACAATAAAAAATAGACCCAGCTGTTTAGTTGACGAGTCTTCAATATTTACTAATTTCCCACTAACATATGAAGTGTTGCCTAGTGTGGTTAACTCTATGCTTTGCTCTATTCCCTGAAGCATATTACTAGCTACTGTTCCAGCTTGCTTGTCTTGTTCTTTAGTGTAGACATCTTGGAAGATACCAACTAGATCAATAAGCTCTTTATCTTCTACCACACCTAAATACTGGTCTTGCTCATCATATATTTTCACCCTATTAATTACTTCTTCTGCATTTTCTGAGTATGAACTTTCCATGATGTTTGTATTGCTCGTTATGGTGTGTGGTAATGCTTCTTTTCCTACCTCGCCCACACATAACTTCCCTTGTCGCATCTCAATGCTATACTTCTTTTTATTCTGTTTACTTGCCATCTCATAAGCTTTAGAAATAATTTCATACATCCCATCACCATTACAAAGCATCTTTTGTGGTATTCCTGTTGGTGCTAATTCACCTATTTCCACACCTAAATCATTACAAACTATTCTTGCTATAGCTTCGGCTGTCTTATCTTTAAAGTTATAAGTTCCTTTGCTTTTTGCCAGCCTTATTGCATCATCATAAGCTGTTACTTGAATAGTTCCTTGCTCTCCTAGCCTCTCATTATAGAACACCCTTCCCCTAAATAATTCCACATTATTATCATCATATAGAAATAATTGCTCACCAATATTAGGATAAACTTTAGGAGCGTAGTGGTCATATAACGAATATAAAAAGTTAAGTTCTAACTTTCTAGCAATCTCTTCTTCACTTCCACTCCAAGTAATTTCACTTATCATATGAGTTACATCTATTAGGCCTGCTTTATTCTTCAAAATTACCTTTGGAATTATATCACCAGCCTTTGTCCTACCTTAAGCAAGTCAGGATTTTTTATATTATTCTTTTCTGCGATAACCTTATAATTAGAGCCTTCTCCTGTTACTTTCTTTGCTATCCCCCACAATGTATCACCTTTCTTAACTACATATTCGTTTGGTGCGGGCTTGGTTTCCCTCTTTGTATTAGGGACTTTTAAGGTTGTTCCATTAGATGTGGTTGTAGTAGTCACATTACTTGCCTTAATAAACTTATATTCCTTTAGTTCCAAAATAAAATAAACATCACCTGTTCCATCAGCTTCTGAATAGGTAATGCTCTCTATTGCCATTGCATAATTTATAGGGGTTTCAGTAACAATTATCCTAATTGGTTTCCCTGATTCTTTCCACTTTAAGAGCATCTTAATGCAATCATAGGGCTGCGGGAAATCTTTGTATAGGCAAAAACTATATTGCTGCTTTGGGAAGAAAGATTCTATTGTCATAGTTGCAAGCCCTGTTTTGCCTATTAGATTAATCTCGCCTAAGTTCGTTATATTTACAGTAGTATTTTGATGTGGTATTGAAACCTCAAAAGAGGAAGGAATGACCGGAAGCCTTAACCTTTCCTCGTTGTTATTAAATGAAAGATAGTAGTGCACACATACCTCCTTTATGCCCTATTAAAAGCATACTTCTTCATTTTGTTATAAAGTGCATTAGCAATTCGATCAATGTCTGCATCTTCACGTACTATAATAGTGTCTGCCAGTTTGGCTATGTTTACACCTGTGTTACTTCTTGCTCCATCATTAAAGGCTTTTTTAATACTTTCGTCATGTGGATAGACTCTACTTCCTCTTGGTAAATCCACAATTTCAGCCCCTCTATCATGAATCATAGCTGTGCCACCTTGCCAGTTGTCAGTTCCTTTGTAGAGCATTGGTATTTCAGGAATACTAAGCCCTATTTGTTGACCTCCTAATGCATCAGGTAATTTGAAGTTAGTCAATTTATTAAGCCCTCTAATACCTCCATTGATGAAGCCAATAATCGTATTAATCACGCTTTTACATACACCTGCTATGCCTTCAAAGATACCACTAAAGATGTCTTTCACACCTTGCCAAGCCTTTTTCCAATTGCCTGTAAATACACCCACAATAAAGTCAATAAGGCCTCCAAATAGACTCATAAGACCATTAATAATCTCACCTACACCTGTCATCATGCCTTGAAAGGCTCCTATTATTTGATGGCACGTTAAATAGATACTCATTCCAAATAACTCTACAATAGGTTTAATTTTCTCCCATAGTCCCATGAAGAAACTTACTAGAATTTGAATAGCCAATCCTATAGCCTGTACTACTTTAGAGAATGTTTCCTTCATCTTATTAAAGTCCACACCACAAGCTTCAAGATAACTTCTAATCTTACTTACTAAATCTAGAAAAAATCCTTTTAGAGGCTCCCAATACTTAAGGACAAGTACAGCCACTAAAGCAATAGCTGTCATAGTAAGTACAATCTTATTAGCTGGTGAAAAGATAACCTTAAAGATTGAGCCAGCCATTTGAACATTTTTTGAAAATCTACTATACGCTCCAATAGCACCACTTACCCCTTTGACCATCTTGCCGAATATTAAAATAGCCACAGGAATAATAGCAATAAATGCTCCTATCTTTAAGGCTGTATCTTTTTGCTCATCACTCACGTTATTAAATGTAGTAATGACATTTTGAATACTATCAGCTAATTTTCTAGCATATGGCGTTAATCTTTCTCCTATTGCAAGTGCAAGAGATTCCACACCGCTCATAATAAGAGTGATTTGACCAGCCAAGTTATCTAACATCACGTCAGACATTCGTTCGGCTGAATCTGTTGAATTATCTATTGCTGTGGCTAAACTATTAAAAGCTTCATCTGATGTATTCATAATAGCTAATAATCCAGCCATTGCATTTTTACCTACTAAAGATTCAGCCATACTTGCTCTTTCAGCTTCTGACAACTGACTAAAGGCATATTTTAACGACTCTAATGTTTCCCTGAAGGGTTTCATCGTTCCATCAGCATTAGATGTTTGTATCACATATGTACCTAAGTTTTTACCTGTTATCTCAAGTGTTCCACTGAGTTCAGTTAACATGGTTCTAAGTGCTGTACCTGCTTGACTCGCTTTAATCCCACTATTCGCCATTATACCAATAGCCAGAGCTGTATCTTCCACACTATAACCTAATGCCCAAGCTACTGAGCCAGCATAGGTAAAGGCTTCACCCATCATACCTATTGTGGTATTGGCATTGGTTGCTGTGGTTGAAAGGACATCTGCAAAATGATTTGCCTTACTTGCTTCTAATCCAAAGGCACTTAATCCATCGGTAATAATATCACTTACTTTGGCTAATTCTTCACCACTAGCACTTGCAGCTGCTAAAATTCCAGCTGTTCCTTCTAGGATGTCATTCGTTTTCCAACCAGCTAAAGCCATATATTGCATAGCTTCACTTACTTGAGATGCACTAAAAGCTGTAGTCGCACCTAGTTCTGTAGCCTTATCTTTAAGTAGGACAAGTTGCTCACCTGTTGCACCTGATAAAGCTTGTACTTTAGACATGGACTTATTAAAATCCATCGTAGCTTTTAGACTAGCCGCACCCATTCCTAGAATAGGTATTGTTACACCTACATTAAGAGAAGTACCCATTTGGGTTATGCTATTCCCTATTTTATTTAAGTCTTTGCTAATCCTTTGTGCTTGCCTTGAATATTTAGTCAGCCCATCTTGTGCCTTAACAAGTGTGGGTGTGAAATGATCGGTTAATCTAAGAATTGCATCAACGATATGAGCCATTAATCACCCCCATACATCTGTTTCATTTCTTGCTGTCGTTCTTCTATCTCGAGTTTCATAAAACAGGCAAGAATACGCTTTTCTCCAAGTGGTATTTGATAGAACTCACTTGGTTTCATACTTTTATATTTAAAAAGAAGATACATAAGCTGTAACTCCCAATCCTGACTTATTACTTTTTTATTTCTTCTTCGTCCTCTTCTGTTTTGTCATAGCCCGATAGTTCAGTAATTACATTTGAAAGCTCTGCAATCTCACCAGCTAAAAAGAGCTTTTTGACTAGCTCCTTTGGGGTTACACAATCAAAGTGTTGGAGTAGCTTTTTGTCTTTAAGGCTTGGTTCAACCACACCATCAATCACAGTAAGTACTTGCATATCAAAGAGGTTAATGTTACGCACCCCACCCTTCTTATTAAGGTCAATGGAAGCCCTTTGAATATCTGCATACCTTTCTCCATCAATTGCCTGACATACCACCTTGAAAGGCTCACCCATCATTTGGGTAAGTCTAGGTACTTCCACCTCTCTTTTTGGCATTTCCATTATCGTTTTATTGTCCATCTGTAATAATTTATCTATTAATGACATCTATTATCTCCTCCTCTATTCTGCAATATCTAATAAGTCCCAATCTGAAAACGTAAAGTTAATTTGTTCCTCTCCTAATGTCTTAGCTGACCAATTGGCTAAAATCAGCTCATCAAAAACAGCATCCTTTATAACGATACGCTCAGAACCGATTGCATCAGGATCATCTAATTTTGAGATAATGGTACAAGCTGTTTGCTTACCTTGTTTCATATCCTCATTAAGTTTCTTAATAAAAAAAGAAGATACCTTATTCATCGTGAGCGAACCACTACACGAAAAACCAGTTACCTTCTGCGCTTTTGCTAATCTTCTTGTCATATTGACATCTGTTTTATCTAGTGAAACTTTGGCTTCAAAGGCTGTGACTTCTGCCATATAGGTTCCATCAATCCATACCTCGCCCCAAGTTCCATTCATTACTTGTTGTGCATTGTATTTGTCCATGTTGTTCCTTTCTTGTGGTATAAAAAATAGGACTATTGAAAGCCCTTAATATAAAAAATATCTTATTTATTTACAAATTTTATACTTGCTAGAGTTCTGTCACCTCTTACTGATGCATCTATACCTTTAAGGTATATAACAAGTGTATCTTCATCTATCCACTCAAGGATTAAATTATAGTCTATCTCATATCTTTGTTTACCTTCAAATTTTGTACCATTTCCAAGTAAAATAGGATAATCATGTACACGTATTCTCTCCCCTGTATCCTTCTTAAATAAGATCCCTATTTTTTCATAAACCTCTAAAGAAGCCGTTGGTTGAGGAAATCCTAAAGAGTATTTTTTTAGAATAACTTCATGATGTCCTTTAGGAGATTTCATATAGCCATAGCTACTGTCTTTCCAAATGCCAGTTAAAAATAAACAACCACTGACTAGTAAGGTAGCTAACACAATGAACGTCCTTACTAATATTAGTCTGTTATTTCTTTTACTTGGGTAGCAAACTAAAGTTAATGGTAAGACAATCCATAATATGTATCTCCAACCATCTATAAGTAGCGTTATAGATAAAACATGCGTTAAAATAACCATCAAGATATTTAATATTAAGACTGTACATAAAACTATCTTATATTTATTATTCATATTTCCACCTATTTATTTTAAGTAATTGTATCATATACCAAAGAGTATTTAAACATATTTGAATAATTTATAATTTATTAATTCCTATCCTATATCTACGTTTAGTACAATATCCTCAATTGCATCTAATATCTTAATTTGTGACTTCAAAAATACCTTATCCCTTGTATTAGCCTTTTTAATATCCAGTTCTTTCATATTTTCCACATCCACACCAATACTCTTCAGATAATTCCTTTGTTGCTCTACATCAATCTCTACTACATTCTTAAAGACAGGGTCGAGAATACCTTCTAGCACTAGCTGGTCAAGATAGGCCTGAATCGCTGTTATCAGCACACATTTATTATCATAGCTATTAGAATACTTTCCAATATAACTATCTTCGCAAGTCGTCTTAATATCATCTTCAATCATGTGCATAGCATCCACAATCTTTATCTTCTTAAAAGATTCTCCCTTGTCTTGTGTGGTTGTGGTAAAGCTATTTACCCCTCTTGCAATTTTAGCTTTTTCTCCATCATGGTACAGAATCAATTGACCTTTACTAATAGCTTCATCCATTTGCTCTTTAGTAAGCTGATCAAATCCTATCACTTCTTTTAGTGGTGCAAAAGTTGCACTAATCGTCATTGGTGTTCCAGCTAAAAGTCCAGCTATTCGTGAGGTATATTCTGATGTTGTGTAATCTCCTAATGTAGTTTTTATATTAGTAGTTGTAAAGTTGATAACCTTTTCTGTATCTGCTGTGGTTGCATTAGGTAAGACTACCTTACATTTTTTATTTAGACCTGTCATCCACACAACCATACTAGCTACATCTCCACTCTCAATCTCTGGAATAGCTAGATAATCCCATTTAAGAGATTCCAACACTTCCTGAGCCTGATTATAATCCTCACCTTCACTTCCTCTAAAAACAATAATAACCTTCTTAGGAGGTTTGATATATCCCATGAAGGCCAATTGTATATATTCTTTTTGTTTGTCTGTTAGCTGGTCAATTCCAGCTGCATCTTTTATATTATTTAATTCATGTACTTCTTGTTTTTCTCCATTTAATACAAGTGCTACTATTCCACGTTCTCCTCTTTGGATAGCTGTTGCACCTGTCTGTTTAAAGTTAATCATCACGTTTGGTAAACTCATTTATTGCTCCCTTCTATGTGGTGTTCAATGGTTGTGATAAGTTCATTATCAGGTTCAAAATTAATAAGCTCATGATAAGTAATACGAAAAGAAAATTGGTAAACATCCTTTTCAACTTTCTCAATCATACTATCTTGTATTGTAAAGTGCCTATCTTCCACACTTAAGCAAATACCAAAGGCTTGCTTTAACTTTGACATTACCTCTAGGCATTTAAGGCTATCCTTACAATCTGAAAAATAGGAAATAACAATGAGTAAGTTTGTAGATATGTAATTCTTAGTTTGGGTTTTACTTTCAATAGGTAGTAATGTGGTAAAAAAGCAAGGCACTTTGTAGCCTTCCGTTACTTCATCACCATAAATAGGAATAGTTGGATAAGTACTTTGTAGCACCTGAATAACACCTTTTAATAGATCTTGGTAGCCTATCATAAAAGTTTCTTTACCACCCTATTCACCATCTTTTCGGCTTGCTGTGGCAATTCCTTTTCAAACTCCAACGTTGTCCTCTTAACCATATACTTTCCATCTACTCTTTTACCTGTATCTTGTTTCTTTCTACCTTTCCCACCTACTACAATTCTATACCCACGCTCTACTAAATGAAAATGAGGACTAGTTGATTTAAATTCTACATACAGGTTTCTACCATACCCCTTCACTCTACTAACTTTATATGAATTAACAAGTTTTTTCTTGCTCGTACCATATGGCCTTTCAGGTGTTTTCTTCTTAACTTCCTTTCTAAATTGATTTCCCATTTTAATTAAAAGCTTCTCTGATTCGTCAGCATAGCTCTTAGTAACAAAAGATAATTTTTTCTGCAAATCTGTTACTCCATTCAACTGGAATACATCATTCTTTGCCATCCTTAATCTCCTTTGAAGTCGCTGTAATCTCTAAAGCAAAATCTCCCTCATCCACATTAATGATTTCTGTGATATGAAGGAGCCTGTCTTTATATTTTATTTTCATATCAGGTGTTATCCCTTTATGATATCTTGTTAAAACTCTATAAACCGTTTCAGGTCTTAATCGTTCTTCTAAGGTTTGTTCAAATCCTCTTATGGGCATAATATTAGCCCACACAGTTTTTATTGGTTCCTCTGATAGTGTGATTTGACCTATATCGTTAATTGTTTCTGTGTAGGCTGTGAATGTTATTCGTTTGTTTAGTTTTCCTACATTGCAGCGGATTGTATCACCTACTTTTTATATTTAATTACAAAAGGTTCTAGGAGAATATATATTCAGAACCGATCCTCTATTTATATTTTGCTTCAATATACTCATGTATATTTTCTAGAATAAAGCTATCAATAGGTGCGATATTCTCAGGTAACTTATCAATGTCAAACCATTTCACTTCTAATACTTCATTCTCATCAACTTTAAGTTCACCACTGTATTCATCGCAAAAATAAACTGTTGATATAATATAGACTTCATTGCCGTCTGGATAAATATGATACATCTGCTTACCTGAAAAAACACCATAAAAATCGAGTTCTACAGGGGTTATCCCTATTTCTTCTCTTGCTTCACGCACCGCTGTCTCTTCTGTTGTTTCTCCCATTTCCATAGCCCCACCATGAAGTGCCCATTTTCCATTATCTCCACGTTTTTGCAAAAGTATCTTACCATTTTGATATAAAATAATTCCAGCGGCTGGCATAAACATAGGTGCTGTTCCAATTATCTTTCGAATATCCTTCATAGAGTTCATTAACTTTCCCTCCTAGTCTAATAAATACTACTTTTAATTATACTATACTAAAGCTAATATTCAATGTTTTGTATTTATAACAAATTCACACTATGCCTCCCCAGCAAACCTTCCAGCATAGTATTCATTCTTAAATTCAACCTATCATTCACATTTATTGTTCTATTATCATAAAACTCAGCTATAAGAACCAATACTGCAATTGTTACATCTTCATATCCTTCTAATTGATCTATGCTTTGACCTGTATAATTGCAAATATAAGATTTTGAAGCCTCAATAATAGCTATAATTAATCTATCATCCTCGTCTCCATCTTGCCTTAAGTATTCCTTAACTAAGGATAGGTCTATCTCTGAAAGTTTCATTTATCACCTCTAAGCTGCTTTTGCTTTGCTTCTACTACTACCATTTGAAGTACCAATAACAAGAGCCTCACCTAAAGCCTTCTTAATATCTAGTCTTATATTTGCTTTAATAGCAATCTCATCTCTGATAAATCCATATTCAGTAGACTTCTGTAATGATAATGCTTTTCTTTCACCTACAATTAACACTCGTTTTAGGTCTCCAAAGAAAATAGCTGATCCTATTTCATTAAGTTCAGCCACATGCTCATTAATAATAACTGGTCTGCCAAGAAGAGTTGTATGTGGACCTACTGGTGAGCCATTAAATGATGTTACAAGCACTGGTCTACCATCTTCAAACTTCATATCGGTTAAGGCCTTAGCTGTTTGGTCTGAAATAACCCAAGTTGCTGTGTGGCGATAACGAATAGGAAGGACAAAGTAGATTTCTGTTAATGTTTCAGGTGTAAGTTTAGCTGGTAACTGTACTTCTTTCACTCCATCATCCACACTAAAGTCATTAAGCCCATTCACCTTATACTCTTCATTTCCTTTTACAATTAACTCATCTAAGGTTAATCCATATGATTCAGCTAACTGTCGCATTAATTCTCCCTCCACATTGTATCCAGTATCTTCAAGTGCTTCTTGTGAAAATGTAATAAGCGTTCCAAACTTGTGGGCTTCTAGCTTGATTGGCTCAAAGGTTGCCACTTGCTTGGTATATTCTGCAAGCTCTTTCATAGGGACAAACTTTCCTAACTTATTTGCCTGTACTGGAATTTGATGCTTACTGTTTCCAAAGCGTTCATGACGTACAGCTCCATATAAAGGGGAGATATAAGCTAACTTATCTAAAATGTAATCTGCAAAAGTGGCCTTAGAAATAATCTCAGTTGGTGCATTACCTGAGCCTACTGCCGTATCTGAAAAGGTATGTGTTCCATCTCTTACCTCCCTTGCTCCAATCTCAATCTCCTTATTGGCATCAGCTTGTAAGGCTCTAATCTCATCTAACAGGGCTGTTTGCTCTTGCTTATCGTTTGTTGCTGGCTCTTTAATTGTGGTCATTAATGCTCTAGCTTCTTTTTGAGTTTGTATTGTAGCATCAATCTGATTTACTTCATCTGTATAGCCATTAATTTTATCTAGCTCCTCTTTTGAGAAGGCTCTCTTTTCTGTTTCGGCTACATTCATAATAACTTCGATTTGCTCAATTAATTTACTTCTTTTTTCTAGTAATTGTTTCATTCAAGTATCCTTTCAAGTTTAATTTTGGGTACAAAAAAAGTACACCACTTGGGATGCACTCCTATAACTTTATCTATTTTCTTCATTTGTTAACTCTACATCCATTTCAAATTGTCCTATAAATGGAGAAACTAAATTATAACCTAAAGCTATAATTACTCCAATAATTCCGTAAAAAGCAGGTGAAATCATAGTTATAAAACTATTAACAAATACTATTCCATGCGCTGAACTATTTAATGCAATAATAATTCCTATGATCCCTATAATTTCAGCTGGTATAATAGTTGCTGCAATACATCCATAGAATACTTTTTTCAAATTTAACCTCTTAATTACTACTTTTTTCATAACGTCTCCCTTAAACAATAGTGATTTTATTACATTTTGTCATATTCTATGTATTTTTACAACTTTTCAATTTTAATAACCACACCTTAGTAGCTACTAAGCTTCTTTGATTTTCTATCTCCTCCTCATTTTCCTTCACATCAGGCTTATCCCTAATGCATCTTTGCTCCACATCTTCACTTCTTACTTGAACGGATGTAGCGATATAAGCTGGCTCAATCGTCAAAAGAGATACTTCCATAAGGTCTATATCTTCTAAAGTTCTTTTAACCACACTGCCATCATTTTGCCAGCTATCACTTAAGGCTCTAAAGCCAAAAGACCACCCCTTCAGATTTCCACACCTAGCCTCTTCTATAACTTCAGTATCACTTATGACTGCCTTAGCATGGAGCCCAATATTATCTTCTTTAAGCGCTAAAGTCCCCTCTTCTATACTGGCAAGCTTCCTCCTTACATCATGATTCAGTAGCATATCTACATTACGAGCCTTTTCTAAAGCTCTTTGAAATACTGTAGGTGCGACCTTTTCAATAAATTTACCTTTCGAGCCGTAAAGTTCCTTCGAATACCGATCAATAGCATTAACATAACCACTAATTTCAACTTTTCCATCACTTCTCACCTCCACTTGCATCTTTTTCACCTCCTTTCACCATACTGGTTCCTGTTGCACCATTTTGCACCACATTG